CCTCGATTGCGTGCAACAGCGGGCGGGCGCCGAACAGGATCAGGTCTTGCCGTGCCTGCTGTGCGTTCATGTACGTCATGCCGGATTGATCGATGCCGAGCAGGTAGCCGGGGATGTCGGTCAGGCGCGCCAGCTCGAGAGACTGGTATTTGCGTGCTTCGACGAGCTGCAATTTGCTGGGGTCTTGGTTGAAGCTGTGGAATTCGACAAATTCGTTCAACGCGCCGATTGCGTTGGTGCGTCGGTTCGCTGCCCAAGCGGCGGCCATTTCGCCGAGCTCTTCGCCCGACATTGGTTCCCCGCCTTTCTGCTGCAAATAACCGGCTGCGATTTCGTTTGTGGCGAAACGCTCTGCGGATTGATCGAGGCGCAACGCGACACGCACCGCACGATTCCCCTGGTACACGAGGCCGAGGTTGCCGGACAGAAATTGCACGACGTTCTTCGGGTCAAGTGGCAGACCGTTGAATTCGGGTTCGTTGGATGGGCCGAACCATTCGGGGCCAGCCTGATCGGGTGTCGACACCATGTTCGCCGGCAGCCATTGGAACGTCGCCGGGAACCCGGTCGAGTAGCGTGAAGTGACAGCCCAAAACGCGCGACCGTAAAACAGCAGATCCTTGGCGGTCTTCGACATAATGAAGTTCCGCGTCACTCGAGGATCAGGGCGCGTCATCCACGACTCGCCTTCGATCCAGATCTTTTCGTACTCTTCGCCGTTCCACGCGAGGCCGTAGCTCTTCAGATCGAGCGTGCCGACGACGGTGGTGAGCAGGCTCGTGGCGCGGGCGATGGTGGGGACAGATAGGGCAGCCTGCTCGTCTGCCCCTACGCTGTACGAATAGAACTGCCCTATCTGCGATGCGCCGGCAGCGGCGGCCTGCACAGGTGCGGGCGGATAGGCGGCCATTGTGACCTTCTGCCGACGAAACTTTGCCATCGCAACGATTGTGACTGATGGTTGTTGCGTTTGCAAGCGTTTGGGGCACGCGCGCGAATTGATCCCCTACCGCCCGAAAGCAATCGCTGGTTTGGATCGGAGTTGACCGGGGCGGGCGGCGAAACCCGCGGCCCACACCATGCACCGGGCAAGCGCGATCGGCCCCGGCGATTTCTGTGACGACAACGCGTACTGGTTTTGTGCGCGAACACCGACCGCCCGGTTGACGTGTTCCTCGAGCATCCGTTCGCCGGTGTGCACCAGGATGCCGTCGCGGATCATTTGCCGCACGTTCTGGGTATGGGTTAGCAGCTCTGCGTAGCCGACCGTGGTCTTTTTGCGATCCAGCCACGGCGGGGCGATCGCGTCAAGGCTTGGGGTGAGCAGGATTCGGGTGCAGTCGGCCGCGGCGGCCTCAAGCTCTTGCCAGACGCCAGCCAGGGTTTCGGCTGTGAACGCGACGGTGACGCCGACCTTGCCGTCGATCGGGACGGCCCGCACAGCGAAATACATCGAGTCGTCGATTGAGCTGTCAACGGCGATAATCCCACCGGCAGGTAGTTCGGTTGTGCGAAGCCGGGCGAATTCGCCTGGCTCAATCCACGATGACGCTGACGCGATCCACAGGTTGAGGGCGGCCCGTAGGAACGCGGATTTGTCGGGGCTCTGAAATTCTTCCTCGAGCCGGTCAAGGGTGAGGGTGTAGCCGAGGGCGGGGTTGGCCATCGGCCAGTAGACGGGGTCTTCGGGGCTGACACCGGGCGGCACAGACCATTCGGCGAAGAACAGGCGGCCAGGTTTCTTCTCATCGATCGCTCGGAGTCCGGCTTCGCGGAGTTTCATCATGGCGATCGAGTCTTCGGTGCCGGCTGTCGACCATGCCGAGAACAGCGGTTCGCGCCGGGCACGTTGCGACGGCAAAGCGCCCTGGAAAATCACGTCGCCGCTGATGTCCCAGATCTCATCGGCCAGGATGTAGTGCGGGCTGAAGCCGTGGAACGCTCGAGGTGTAGCGGCCTGAACCAGCCACCGGGTGCCGTCAGGCATTTCGGCCCGCTGATGACCCTTCGACCAATGCAGCTTCGCCTGGTATCGGGCCTCGAGGATCGGCGCCAGCGAATAGAACAGCTCCGAAGCTAGGTCGAGGTTGTGCGCGGTGGTGATGAGCGTGATCGGTTCGCGCCGCCGCACCGGCTCCGACAACAGGATCCAGTACGCGAGCGCCTTCAAGGCAACCGACTTGCCATTCTGACGCGACACCGAAACTAGCGACCGGGTGTGACACAACTGGCCGCCCGCGTCGAAACGCAGCTGCCCCTCGAGCGCCTCAATCTGCCATGGCATCAGCTCAATCCCTAGATCCCGCGCCGCCAAGGCCGCCACCTCGGCACCAAAAGAACCGACACCTTCAGCAGCACAAAACAGCCGCGGCGGGATACGCCCAAACTCGACACGATCAGCCGGCACCGCCCCATTCCCAGCCAGATCAGGGGGGTTCCCTTCGTCTAAGGGCACACAGACGGATGGGCTCGGGGTCAATTTTTTTTGATTTTCAAAAAAAGTTTTGGGATTTTTTCGGTTTTTTGCGTTTTGGTTACGTTTTTGGGCGAGGGCTTCGGCTCCGCGTCTGCTGTTGCATTTGTGGCAGGCGGGCGCCCAGTTGCTTTGGTCTTTGGGGTCGATGCCGTGCATGACAGGTGTGATGTGGTCGATGGTTGTGGCTTTGGCTCGCCGACACCATTGGCAGACGTCGTTGTGTTGTAGGAATTCGGCGCGGGCTTTTCGGTAGGCCGCGTCGTCAAGGTCTTTGCGTCTGTGGTTAGCCACGTGCGAGTCCGTCGCCTTTGCAGTCTGGGCAGAACGTGGGTAGTCCGGCGAAGCCTTCTGCGATCATGCCTTGTCCTGAACAGTATCCACAGAGTTTCGGTTCACTCTCTAGAACACTCTCTGATTCTTTTATCGTTCTTGGTATCAGTTCTTCTTTAGACGACTGGTTTTCCGACGACTGGTTTTCCGTCGTCGGTGTGTCTCGTTTTCCCCTGAGTTTCCCCAGGATGTGCACAGACTTGGGTGTGTCGTAGAAGTGGAGCTCTGTGGTGTAGCGGCCGCGTTCGTCTTGGGCTTTGACGCGCCTGGCGTAGCCGGCTCGGATCAGTTCGTTGATGGCGGCCCGGATGGCGTCGCGGCCTTCGAGGCCTTGGCGGGCGAGTGTGTCGCCGCTGGTGCGCCAGTTGTCCGGCATTGAGAGGACGTAGGCGAGGACGCCGCGGGCCCTGTAGGACAGGTATGGGTCGCGGAGCGCTCGGTTGGGTAGGACGGTGAAGTCACGCTCGAGGCGTGGTGTTCTAACGATCATTGTGTAGGGGCTTTCTGTTGGGTTAGTTTGTTGGGTTTGCATCGCGGATGCCTTTTAGGCGTCGCTGGATGAAGTGCAGGTCTGTGGGCCGCCAAACGTAGGTTTCTGCCCCGGTGGCGTCGAGGGTGCGGCACCAGTCAACTTGGGCTTCCGTGAGACGGCCTTTAATCGTCTTACATTCGACGAATAGCAGGCCGTGGCGCTCATGGGCCATAACTAGGTCTGGGAAGCCTACGTGGCCCTGCACATGGGTCAGCCACCTGCCGGTAGAGCTCATGCCAGGGCGAACGTGGTGCACTTTCCAGCCGTGCAGGATGGCGAGGGCAATGACCTGATCTTGGAATTGTTTTTCGGTGATCGGCCAGGGTTCACTCATGCCGGTGCCCGTAGTGCTTCCAGACGTTGACGACTTCGTTGGCCGCCTCAATTTGGTCGCGGGCCGCCGCCTGGAGCCGTAGGTAATCCTCAAGCAGCTGGTTGTAGTCGCCGGCGAGCACGACACGGATCCACTCATTGGGTGCGATCTCGACAAAATGGTATGGGTCGGCGTCGGGTCGGAATGGCCACGGGAGGCCGTCTGTGCGTTGTCCAGGGTCAGGCATGGCGGGCTCCTTGCAGTTCTTGGCGTAGACGCTCGATTTCGGCCGCGGCCTCAAGCAGGCTAAATTTCAGCGGCCAGCCGACGGTTTCGTCGGTGTCAATGAAGGCTCGTGCGTACGGAGCGATGCGGCGCAAATGGTCGACAATGTCGTGCTCACTCATGGCGGGTTCCTTGCAGCTTTAGACGTAGACGCTCGATTTGCAGCTTTAGACGTAGACGCTCGATTTCAGCCGCGGCCTCAAGCAGGATGACACGAATTGGCCAGCCAACCAGGTCGGTGCTGTCCATGTGTGCTCGGGCCAGCGGTGCGGCCTCGCGTAGTTGTTTTGTTATGTCGCCGTCACTCATAGCGCGGCCCCGAGTTCGCTGGATGGCTTGACCGGGCACGGCGGGCTTCCCATTTCGCCCGGCGGCGCGCCTCGAGGTCTTGGTAGTACGCGTCAAACGCCGACACGAAC